GTCAATTGAGCCAGTCTTAACCACATCATCGACCGTGGGGTCGATGCCGAACTGTTGGCCAGTCGTGCCAGCAATACCGTCGGCGCCTGGTAGCGTTCCATTCCATTTTGAATCCTCTACACCACACCTAGTCTTATGCAGTTCTTTCAGCGTCGCACACGCCACCTGGTCAACACCGGTGCAAACGTAAGGCGTACCGCAAGTGCCATTGCCAGTGACGCCTTTCACCAGGGCGCAGTGTGTTTGAAATTGCTGCGTAGCCGAGTAACAGGCGACAGCATCCCCTGTGCATGTCGGAGGGGAGCCACACTCCTGACCGCCAGTAACACCACCAGCGTCTACACAGTTGGGAGGCGTTCCAGTCTGACCAGACGCACATTCACCACTAGACGAACCAGTGAATGAAACAGAAGAATTGTAAGTCGTCGGCCCAGTCGTGCTGTTATTCGTTGTCGTATTAACGACAGTACCAGTCACCGATTGACCACTGGGCGCACTAGGCGGCGTGGTCGTATTATTTACATGCACACTTCCATCATCACTATGACCGTTTGACGGCGGCGAGGAAGGGTCCCAACAAAATTCTGTGCCATTGGACGCATGAGCACAGATGCGGCCATCAGGTTTCACGCACTGCGTTAACACGCCATCCGCTTGGCAAGATTCGTCTGTATTATCTGGCTCGGTGTTATTAGGCACAGGTATAGGCAATGGCTCAGTCCCTACTCCACAAATTGCGCCGGAGAACTGCATAACGCCCGTTGAAGCCATCACAGTTTTTCCTTGAAAAACCATAGTCGTTTGACTTACATCACCCATACCAACATCGGTCGAACAATAGCCTTTGCACGAAGGCCAGGGGCCGGCAAAAGTAAGGTGCGCATTACTCGTAACATTGCGCGAAGCGCACGTGGAGTTGTAACCACTATAAGCAGCCGTAGGCTTATAACCGGCAATGCTATTTTCAGAATAACAATCAATCCAACCTATCCCACCGTGCGAAGTATCATTTGGGTGATCTTCATAAACTGTGCCTCCAGTATAGTAGCCAGATTGCGAGTGCCGGTACTGACTAACTTCCTCACATGAAGCTTTAATCTGTGCAACTGCAAGTCCAGGGTCATCAGCAACCGTAGCCCGTGCATTAGCAGAAATAAATAAAGCTAGGAAGCAAACAAGATATCGCCACATTTGATAATTACGAAAAATAATATCCATCCTTCCATGCCCCTACTCCGAAAAAAAGTGGGGCCGAAGCCCCACATGAATCAAACAAGAATTAACCTGCTTTCTTGCCCCAGTGGAATGCTTTGGCGATATAAATCAAACCAAGAACACCCGCACCGATTGCGGAAACGAAAGCAATCGCGACGGCGATATAGCCGAGTACAGTCGCGGTTGGCAGTGCGAACACTGGATCATCAGCCATGGCAAAGCCAGGCAACGACATAGCGGTGACAAGCATTGCCAAGAAGGCAACCTTTAAAGCATTGAAACGTTTTTTAATTTGCAGTTGCATGTTTTTTCCTTTGAATGCGGCGGGATTGCCGTTAATGTTTTTCAGCGTCTTTTCTTAAAAACCGGAATAAAAATGCGATTAGCTGGGCGATAAAAATCAAACCGCCAAACAATGCCGCATCACCCACCGACAACACCGGTATAGTCGATGGCGCATCCACCCACACTTCGTTCGTGCAGACAGTTGTACTGCCTTCTTGAAATTCAGCGCAGGCTAGATATTTCATAATTATTTGACCGAAGCCAACTGACGAACAACAGGGCGAATTTGCATTTGGTCATAACCGTCGATATAAATCGACTGGTCAAGAACCAACTCGCCGAAGCCAACCTGCAAAGGCTCCTGCTCATCAGCCAAATTAAATTTTATTTTTACCGGAAACGGTTCATTCGGCAATTCAACATAACCCGTTTGACAACGGAACGAATACGGCTTACCTTTTTTCGAAGTACCTGTTTTAGCCTCAACCTGCACTGTTTTAATTTGAATTTTATAGTTCATTTAATTTTCTCTCTATGTGAGCGCCGACAATTATTTCAGCGTGATTTTGAGGCATTGATTTGAATCGACTAGGAGCCCCTTCCCTAGCGATTTTTTTGACGTATTCAACAAATTGTTCATCACTACCGGACGATTGAAGAATTAGGTTCAGTGTTTTGCCGAATGCATGTTCGACGTACTTCTCCATCGCCAATGCAGTAGCGACAGACTTCTCACGAATTAATACCGGACGTTTGCCCAGAACGCGGCGAGGCACGAAATGATAAAGCCACGGAAACGCGCCGAAAAAGAAAGCAGCCAAATTCATCAAAGCGTCTAGCGGAATATATTTTTGATTGGCCCATGTTCTAACTTCGACACGCTTCCATGCACGATGCTGACTTTGTAGCTGCAAACCTTTCTCGTAGATATTGCACTCAAGCAAACCTTTTTTACCGAGATAAATAGAGCGCCCATTTCCTGACTGCAAATCATCAATTGCATGACGATGCACACGCCCGAAAAAATTTTCACACGCAAGGCGCTGAATGAAATCGTAATCTACGTACTCGCCGAGAAAGTCATCAAAAGCAATATCGAGCCTGGTGATTTTTACCTTGAAGCGCTCAAGCTGGCAGTAGACAGAAGCGTAACCGCCCATGTAGGCGATTCCAGAACCAGTGATTGAAACAAGAACAGTATCCTGATTACCGCCCTCAGCAATGATGCCAACTGGCACATCGCAATCCGGCAGATACACCGAAGCAGATCGCAAGTAACCGAAACGGCCACGCTCTTGAAACTGCTCTGCGAAAAACGGTGAATCAGGGAAGAACCTTTCACAAATGTCCTGCGCAGTAAGAGCCCACGTGTCAACGCGCTTACCCTCATCGTTGTAGACATCGAGATTTTTTGGATAGGTAAAGCTAAGATAATCAATCAAAAAATGCTCGTTGCAGCCCTCTCCACTTTTGAAGGACGCGCTACCCGTATTACTATACGGGTCCGCGTTTTCTTCGAGCTGACAAACGTCACCCCCCATTGGCATGGGGGGTTTCGTTTGCAGCTTATTCTCTCCGAGGCGGGGGTAAAGAGGTTGCGTCATGGCGTCAGGCTTCGAACAAACGCCACTGTCAGCACGATTAACACCCATGTGACAAAACTGGACGCGACCCGCTGAAAAACGCGCCTCACCAGAAACTTCCTATCCACTGCGGTGAATTGACGGAAAATAATTTAATTCGCCGACGCGGTATGCGTACTGGAAACATCGCAATGGCGAAAATGGCACCGAGCAACATCAAGGACGTACTGATAACGAAAGCATCAAGCGAAAATTGCATTTACGGTTCCCTCGCAAAGCGACCGGTAGGAACGTGAGTGCCGCTTATGGCTCCATCTCATGCCGGAACCCCACCGGTCGGCAGATTGTTCCTACGCTCTTAGCCTAAGAACGTGGCGTCATTTAAACTGGGTAAGAACGGATCGTCAACAGGGAAAGAGCATCATGGACATAAATATTTATCTTGACACGTGCAAAGAAATACGCTCTCTGAGCAGTGACAACGCCTTAGCAAATTATTTTGAAGTGACTCGGTCAAGTGTGAGTTCGTGGCGTCACGGCGTGAGACTGCCTGATGAAGTCGTTTGCGCAAAAATCGCGGACACTTTAAGCGTGCCCAGGGCAAAAATTATCGGTGAAGTTTTCGAAAAACGAGCTATTTCAAAAGCTGCAAAAAGTGTATGGCGTGACTTTGCGAAGGTCGCGGTATTGATTATGTGTACCCTGCCAGTGACCAGTGTTTTCGCGGCTGGGAGAGGCACAACTTCGCGTAACATCGTAGAGAAATGTATATTATGTCAGCGCAGGCTGATGACCGGTATCGTTTACCTATGCCGTATCGGTTGTTATGACGCAATGCCAGCATGAGAGCGACCTGTATCAAGTACTGGTGCATAACTGCACGGACTTTCGTGAAGCTTGGAACGGTTGGAAAATGCGAGGCGATGTCCTGATATCACCGGACGGGCTAAGACTACGAAACCCTCAATTGAGGGTTTTATTTTGCCTGCACGGAATGAAAAAGCGGGCTTTCAGGAGGCGGCAATTCTCCGATCAGAGAAACTATCAACAACTTACACTATTCGATGATTAAGTCCTGAGCGTGTGAAGCGTGGAGCGCCACCGTGCTGCGCACATTCAATATTTAAGCCAGCCCTTAACCTGCTCAGGCTCTTGCCCTACATGTTCAGGACTTCCTTCAACGCCAGCATCACCAAACCCAAACTCACGGTTATTTGAACGCCCTGAATTAGAGCGGTTTTCGCCCTGAGGCTTATTTTCTTTAACATCATGCAAAGGCTCGTATTGACCCCAACGCGCAAGCGTTCTGCAAACCGTCTCAGGCAACACCCAAGGAGTACCTTGCTCGGTCATGCAGGTACAATGATCTGGCGACGACATACAAAACACCCGAGGAGCCTTCGATGGTTTGAGCGTGTCGTAAATCGGTGCAGACCATGGCTGTGATGCAACCCGTGGACTGTATTGCGCAAGATATTCTTCGGGAGAGTTAGGCGTCTTCGTTCGCGTGTCGGCAACCGCTCCTCCTTGCGTCGTCGCTAATGCCTTCGTGCTCTCTGTGCCGCCATACAAAGTCGAAATTGCATATGCGCCACCACCAAATAAAGCGAGTGTCAGAACCGCCACGACCGGAATCATGATTATTCGCCAGGGAATTTTCCGCTTGATGTTGTGAATAGTCGCACTTTGATACAGCGCAAACATTTCCTTGGGCTGAATCCAATCCTGAGTTTGAGCTATCCCCCGCTTCGATTGAGAATTTGGATTGTCACAAATACTCGGCCATTCATAGCGAACACAGTACGAAGTACCAAACTTGCGAGTGACGTGTACATGCTCACCCACCAAGCCCTTGAGGTGCGTGTGGATCTGAGAAGGCATTTGTGCCGTGAGGATAAAGTCAAAGCCCCGATGACGGTGTTCTGCCAGCGCTAAAAACGGAGCATATTCTGAAAACGGTATTGGCTTTTTATCCTCACCGAGAACGAGGTTACCTTGACCATCGACCGCTTTCTTGATATGAGCACCAAACCATTTCCATGCCTCATCAACTACAAAAATTGTTCCATCGGGCCATTCTTGCCAGGCCAATGGGTCCTCGCTGATATCAAAAAGACCAGGTATTAAACCTTCAATGCCAATGCAAACAATTTGCCGTGTGCACTTTTCTTGAATTTCAGCTTTCAATTGCTCAGGCGATTTACCGCCAATTTTAATTTTCAACATCTTGAAAAGCTCTTCAAGTGCAGAAAGTGTTTTACCGGCACCAGGTGTACCAGTAATCAATTTAACGGTCATACCGGCGACAGCCTGGCAAAGAAGTTAGTCGTTATCTGTATCGCGTAAGCACTAATCACGAGGGAAAGGTAACGGTCGATATTCAAATAACCAATCCATGCGGCAACATCGCCAGGCAAACCGTCTATTTTCATTAAAAGCAAATTAAGCAAGTCATCCGCTATCGGCTCAATAACGAAAAAACTCAAGCCAAGACCTACTGCCAAGCGTAAAACGAAAGCGATCATGTTCGCCATCATGAATAATCGAACGGCAGAAAAAAACAAAGGGAGTAAAGCGAGGATAAATGCAGGCATTTTATTTTCCTATTCCAAGAAGAATCCAACCAGCTTGTATGTAGCCAACAATAACGATGATTGCAGCGAGAACTTGCAGACAAGAACACACGGCAGGCCAGTCAATGTCTGTTGAGAAATCACCAATTGTGTATTGCGGGAAATCGAGTACAGGGCACGATTGCGGCAAATTAAAGCCGTTGTCATTGAGCAAGGTAAG